GATCAGCGGCCGGACGGGCGCGACGGTGAGTTATCGGTTCGTCAAGCCGCCGGCCTACAAGCCCGATCCCGATGGCGGCAAGGATCGTTGGCTCGTCACGCTTGATCTCGAGATCATGCCATGACCCTCTCCATCCCCGCGCGGCGCGCGCTGTTCGCCTCAGAGACCGGAGAGGTGTTTCTCCTGCTGCTCACGATCTCCCATCCGTCGATCGCGCCGATCTACTTGGCCAACAATACGACGGACATCACGAGCCGCGGCAATGTCTATCTCGGGTGTCCGTTCCAGGTCAGCCTGCCGGACGAGAACGAGGAGCAGCTCGGGTCGCAGATGCAGATTCAGATCGATAACGTCGACCGGCGAATCATGGAGGGGATTCGCTCGCTGCCGGTCGGGTCGCCGCCGATCATCACGGCCGAGCTCATCCTGGCCAGCGCGCCGAACGACGTCGAGCAGGACTTTCCGAGCTTCACCTTGCGCCAGGTGGAGTACGACGCGCTCGTCATCTCGGGATCGCTGCGGGTCGAGGACATGCTGAACGAGCGGTATCCGCAATATGAATTTACCCCGCAGTGGTTCCCGGGATTGTTTGCGGCGGCGACGAACCGATGATCCCCGATTGGGTTGCCGAGTTCGTTGGAATTCCTTGGAAAGTGCGCGGGCGTGACCGCGAGGGCGCGGATTGCTGGGGACTGGTGCGCATAGCGCTCATGGAGCACTACGGCATCGTGGTGCCCAGCTACGACGAGTCGTATGACGACTTGCACGATGGCGAGTGGATCACGGCCCTTCTCCGCCAAGGCATCCTCAGCGACGGCTGGCATCCGGTAACCGATCCGCGCGAGGGCGACGGCGTCGTGCTAAGGATCATCGGCCCGCTGGAGCTACACGTCGGCCTGGTCGTGGCGCCCGGCCTTTTCCTGCACACGATGGAGAAGTATGGCGGCTCGGCTGTGGAGCGACTCGATCACCCGATGTGGGCGCATCGGATTCTCGGCTACTACCGACACCCCGAGGTCTCGGTGTGAGCACGATCGAAGTTCTCGACCCCGAGCCGGTCCATGTGACGGCGCTGACGCGGCCGTTCAACTTCGAGCGCACGCGGCTGGACGTGACCGGCCAGTACACCATCCGCGAGCTGCTCGCCCAGGTCGGCATCCGGCCGGGCACGCCGACGCTGGTCTACCTCAACGGCGTCCTCGTGCCCGAGCGCGGGTACGACCGCGTGCGCCCCAAGCCGGGCACGTGTGTGCTCGTTCGCGTCGTGCCGCGTGGTGGCGATGGTCGGAACATCGGAAAAATCATCGGCGGTGTGGTGCTCATCATCGTTGGCATCGTCCTCGCTGTGGCTGGCTACGGGATCGGCCTGCCGTTGGTGGCGGTGGGCGTCTCGCTGTTGGTCTCCGGAATCATCAACATCCTTCTTCCGCCGCCGTCGCCGCCGCGCCTGCGCGCGCTGTCGGGTCAAGACATGACAGCGGCGCTGAGTCCGTCCCTCGCGATCGGCGGTGGCCGCAACGCGATGCGGCAGTATGGCGTCGTCCCGCGGGTGATCGGTCGCCACCAGACATTCCCGCCCTACGAAGCGCTGCCGTTCACCGAGGAGGTGGGCGCCGACCAGTACCTGCGCCTCTTGTTCACGTGCAGCCTCGGGCCGTGCGATATCGAGGAGCTGAAGATCGGCGAGACACCGCTCGAGAACTTCGAGGGGGTTGACGTCGAGATCCGGACCGGCGCGGCGGGGGAGCCGCCGATCACGCTCTATACCTCGAAGGTGTTCGAGGATCCTATCGGCAGCGCGCTGACCTTCGGTCCCGGAACGTTGCGCACGAGTCAGACCGGCGCCGCCGAACTCTCGGTGTCCTTTGTCTTCCCGCAGGGCCTCGTCGGGTTCACGCCGGCCGGCAGCGCGTTCCCGGTGTCGGTGTCGTTCACCGTGCAGTATCGCCGAGTCGGGCAGACGGCGTTCTACGATGCGCCCGGCTCGCCGGTGACGGTCACGGATAGCCGCGAAGGCCTCGCGCGCGGGGGCTTGGCCTGGCAACCGACCGGAACAGGCGGGCTCTGGGCTACGACCTTCTGGGCGCAGTTCGGGCTCGTGAGCTACGACGGCACGCGCATCAATGATGGTGTCCTGAACGTCCAAGCTTTCCACGTCGACACCAGCCCGGCCGGCTCGTGGCTCCGACTGACCCCGGACATTCCGCGCGAGTTCGGTCGCGTGACGGTGACGACGGGCGCGGTCTCGGCGGCCGACAATGCCGTCTGGTCCGTGCAGTGGTCGGACGACCTCGTCGACTGGACCACGGTCAAGGCCGACTTTCACACGGGGCTGACCACGCCGCTCTCCGCGGCGTGGACGCGGACGGGCGTCCACGCCCACTGGCGGCTACTCAAGACGAATGCCGCGACGGTCGGGCCAGCGTATTACGAGGTCGAGTGGGGCGAGGTCGCGGCCGGGCTCGTCTCTGACCAGTTCGACGTGCTGGTCACGCGCACGACGCCGGACTTCGTCGATCCGCTCACGCGCGGCGCCTCCTTTTGGGGATCGCTGCGCACGCTCGGCCCCGACCCGGCCGTGCTCTTGACCGGCCTCGCCCAGGTCGCGCTCCGGATCAAGGCAACGGACCAGCTCAGTGGGCTGGTCGATACCTTCAATTGCGTGGTGACGAGCCGCGTACTCGATTACGCGAGCTACTCCGGCACCGTGCTTGCCGATGGGCCGCTGGGGTACTGGCGACTCGGCGAGATCGCCGCCGCGCCGACGGCCTTCGACGCCTCGGGACACAGCCGAGCGGGCACCTACCAGGGCGCGCTGGTGCTCGGCAACGCCGGCCTGGTGACGGGCGATCCCGCCACCGCGGCGCTCTTCGACGGCACCAACGATGCCGTGACCGGGTTCACGGGTCTCACCAACATCGACATGGGCTCGATGAGCTTCACCATCGAGGTGCTCTTCACGACGACGACCGTGTCGGGCACGCGGACGCTACTCAGCAAGGCGAGCGGCGATGCGTTCGGCACGGGGCCGGTGGGTTGGGCGATTCGCCAGAATGCCGCCACGATCCAGTTCGTCCGCAACCCCGGAGGCGGCGCCCCGACGATCTCGACCACGAGCGGCAGTATCACGACGAGCACCGCGTATCACTGCCTCGTGCGCTACGACCGGGCCGCGGGCCAGGTGACGATCGCGCTGAACGGCACCGTCCTTGCCACCACGTCGATCGGCTCGGCGGTCTATGCCGATCTCTACGACCTCCAGATCGGCCGCAACACGGCTGGCAGCTTCTGGTCGGGCAAGATCCAGGACGCGGTGATCTACCCGAACGTCGTCCTCTCCGCACCGCGCGCAGCCGCGCACTATGCGGCTTTCCAGGGCACGCGCGAGTGGGTCGTTCAGCGCACCTCAAACCCGGCCTCCGCGTACCGGACCGTGCTGCAGGACCGCGGCAACGCGAAAGCGGTCGGGGACGGACGCCTGGATCTCGCGACCTTCGCGGCGTGGCATCAAGAGTGCGTCTCGGGCGGGCGGTCGTGCAACATGGTGGTCGACTTCAAGTCGACGGTCGGCGATCTGCTGCGCGACATCGCCGCATGCGGGCGTGCCACGCCAGCGATGGTCGGCACGAAGTTCTCGGTCGTGCGCGACCTCCCGCAGACCGTCCCGGTTCAGCACATCACGCCGCGCAACAGCCGCAACTTCAAGGGGCGCCGCATCCTGCGGGATGCGGTGCACGCGCTCAAGGTCCGCTTCATCGACCCGGCAGCCGGCTGGCAGCAGAGCGAACGCATCGTCTACGACGACGGCTACACCGCCGCGAATGCCACGAACTTCGAGGTGCTCGAGCCGGTCGGCGTCACCGATCCGGACTTGGCCTGGCGCCTCGGACGCTACCACCTCGCGTGTATGCGCGCGCGGCCCGAGCTCTACGACGTCGAGATGGACATCGGGTCGCTCGCGTGTCGCCGCGGTGATCTGGTGCGCGCGGCCTATGACGTCATCGAGTGGGGCAAATCGCAGGGTCGGATCAAGGCGGTCGCGGTCGTCTCCGGCTCGGCCACCGGCATCACGGTCGACGAACTCTTCGCGATGGAAGCCGGGCAGACCTACGGCATCCGCGTGCAGCTCAGTGACGGCACGAGCCTCGTCATCGATCTGGTGACGGTGCCGGGGAACCAGACCGTGCTCGCCTTCGCGAGCCCGATCCCGGCCCCGCTGCCGGCGGTCGGCGACCAGGTGATGTTCGGACTGAAGAACCTGGAGTCGGTGCCGTGCCTCGTCGCAGCGATCCGGCGCGGACCGGACTTCTCCGCGATCCTCACGCTGGTCGATCAGGCCCCCGGCGTGCTGACGGCGGATCAGGGCGCCGTCCCGCCGTGGGATCCGCAGATGACGCCCGGCGGGCTGATCCCGATTGCGCCGCCGAAGCCGATCATCGACAGCGTCATCTCGGACGAAAGCGTGCTGCTGCGCGACCCTGACGGCTCGTTCTCCAGCCGAATCCTGATCGTCCTGCACTACGCGCCCGCGACGAACACGCGGGCCGACTATCTCGAGGCGCGCTGGCGCCGTCGCGACAGCACCTCGCCCTTCGACACCATGCCGCGGCAGCCGCCCGATACGCAGCGCGTGTATATCCAGCCGGTCGAGGACGGCGTGATCTATGACATCCGTCTGCGCACCGTCAGCGACGACGGGCCGACCTCCGACTGGGCCGAGGTGCTCGGGCATCTCGTGGTCGGCAAGACGTCGCTGCCGGCGCCGCCTCAGGGCCTGCGTCTCGAGAACGACCGGCTGGCGTGGGACTACCCGAACGCGGCGCTCGACTTCCTCGGCTTCGAGCTGCGCCGCTCGGCCGGCGCCATCGGCAACTGGGAGACGGCGTTCGAGATGCACGCGGGCACGATCAGCGGCTCGTCGTTCATTCTGCCGACGACGATCTTCGGCCAGTGGACCTTTCTGGTGGCCGCGATCGACACGAGCGGCAACGCGAGCGCCCCGATCACGCTGACCCTCGACTTCGGCTCGGCGGCGCTGAACAACGTCGTCGAGAGCTTCAACTACAAGGCCAACGGCTTCCCGGGCACGGTCACCAACGGCTCGATCATCGCCGGGAACCTGGTGGCCGATCAGATCCCGACGGGGTTCTGGACGCTCGACGGGAATCGGTTCTGGTCGCCGACCGGCACCACGCTCTTCTGGGGCGGCACTTACAAGACGATGACGTACGTCTTCACGTTCACGCCCGCGCTCGGCTCGGCCGGCGCGCGGATCGTCTTCGATCCGGTCATCGTCGGCACGGCCTGGTCGCTGGACTGGAAGAAAGGCGCGCTCGAGTACACGCCGTTCCCCGGCTCGGTCGAGTCCATCACCGCGGCGCTGCACACATTCCGTCTCATCCTGAACGCGGGCGTCGTGCAGGGCCAGATCAACGGGCTAACGCTCTACGTGGACGCGGACGACGTCACCGAAACCATCGCCAACTTTGCCGTGAGCGGTGCCTGATGGCTGTCGGCGACACTTTCACCGAAGCGACCACCGACACCCTGCTGGAGAACCACGTCCCGACCGGTGCCAACCCCGGCACGAGCTGGGCCGCCCAGGACGGGCAGATCACGGTCAAGGCGGCCACCGACACGATCGAAGAGTCGGACTTTCTCGCCAGCAATCAATATCGGATGACCGACGACCTCGGCTCCGATGCGATGGACGTGCAGGCCGTGTTCACGCAGCTTGTCGCCTCGGGGCGCCGTGGCGTGCGCACGCGCCTCGATCCGGCCGACTCGTCGGGGTGGGAATACTCCTACGACGCCAGCAACGGTCAGTGGCTGGTCACGGACGGGGCCACGGCCGACACGCTGGTCGAGGCCTGGCCCGGCGGTGCCGTCACCATCAAGGCCGAACAGCGCGCGGGCGTGGGGCGCCTCTACGTCAATGGCGTGCTCAAGATCACGAAGGTCTCGAGTCAGCTCGCCGGCCGTACCCGCGCCGGTGTCCAGCTCCTCAACTTCGACGGCACGGGACCGAACCACCGCGCCGATACGTTCACCGCCGACAAGGTCGGTGGCTCGGACGACTTCACGACCGACCGGCTCGCGCTCGACTGGGCGGTCCAGACCGGCGAGAGCACCGGCTCGGTGGCGGGCGGGACGTGGCGCGCGGAGAACTTTACCGGCGGCCATCGGCGGACCGCCGAGTCCTACACGGCCGACCAGTACGCGCAGGCGACCGTCACGAATCTGACGAACATGGCGCGGATCAGTGTCCGGGTCCGATGCGCCTCGGCCGCCAACACCTATTACGCTGGCGGCGCCGACCCGAACGATACGGGGAACTCGCTCTACCGAATCTGGAAACTGGTCGCGGGCACGTGGACGAGCCTCATCGCTCACGCCTCGCGGGTCATCGTCGTCGGAGACGTCGTCCGCCTCACGGTCGTCGGCTCGACGCTCAGTTTGACCGTCAACGGCGCCGTGATTCTCACGACGACTGACAGCAGTATCGCCACGGGTCAGCCCGGGTTCGGCGGCGGCGCGGTGAGCCCGCCGCAGTCGCAGTGGGACAACTGGTCGGCGGCGAACGTGACAACGGCGACGCCGAAGGTGCTCATCGCGAACCCCGGCACCTATCTCTGGGTCGGGAACGCGACCGGGGCGGGTTCGCGCGTGCCGGAGATGCCGCGCGTGTTCGTCGACACCACGTACGCCTTGCCGGGCGGCACCGTGACCCCCGTCGCCGCTGGCGCGAATCTCCAGACGGCGATCAACGCCGCAAGCCTTGGTGATGTCCTCGTCCTGGAAGCGGGGGCGACGTTCGCGCCGATCGATCTGCCCAGTAAGGCGGGCTCGACCTACATCTACATCATCAGCTCGGCGCTCGCGGCGCTGCCGGTGGGCGCGCGCGTCGGCCCCGCTCAAGCGGCCTCGATGCCGAAGATCGTGAGCACCACGACCGCCGCGGCGATCACGACGGCCTCGGGCGCGCACCACTACCGCTTCGTCGGGATCGAGATCGCGACGACCTACGCTGTCCGGAGCGCGACCCACTTCAACCTCATCGCCCTGGAAAAGCCGGGCGGCAACGCCATCGCCGCAGACTGCCCGCATCACATCATCTTCGACCGCTGCTACATCCACGGCACGGCGACCGGCAACGTGCGCCGCGGCATCCTCGGCAACGCGATCCATCTCGGCGTCGTCGACTGCTACCTGCGGGACTTCCACGAGGTCGGCGCCGACAATCAGGCCTTCGCGTGCTGGAACACGCC